TCGTCACGGACTTCCAGCCGATCGCCCGCGACGGTTTCGGCGGGCAGAAGATCAAGCGAACCAAGCAGGGCCAGATACTCGACCTCGGTGACGAGTTCAAGGGCGCCATATCGGACGCCCTGAAGAAGGCGGCACAGACTCTCGGCGTCGGGCTGTACCTGGCCCGAAGCGACGACGCCATAGAGATCGAGCAACACCTCGAGGCCGAGTCGGTCCAGGACGGCAAGGTCTCGCTGTGGAACACGTTCGTGTCGCTGGCCAAGGGTCTCGAGCCGGACCAAAAGAACAAGATGCGTGAGCGTTGGAACGAGCGGACGAAGGGGGAGCCCGTGCCGAAATCGATCGACTCGGTGTCGGTGGAGGACCTTGAGTTCATCATCGCCGAGGTGAATCGCATCAAGTCCGAGTAGGGCCCCATGTCGGACCCGCTCCCATACGAGCTACCCGAGTATGTCTCGCCATCCTCGCTGGCGACGTACTCGCAGTGCCCGCTGAAGTACAAGTACTCCCGCGTCAACCAGATACAGGAACCCCCGACGCAGGCGACCCTGCTGGGGAACTTCGTCCACGACGTCCTCGAGTCGTTCTACGGGTCGCTGGACCCCGATCAGAGGACCGCGACATCGTTGAGGTCGCTCAGCACGTCCGTGTGGTCCGACGGAAAGTGGGCGGACCGGATAAGGGGTGTCGTGCCCGAGAAGGAAGCGCAAAAATTCAGGTGGTCGGCGTGGTGGTGCCTGGAGAACATATTCAGGGTCGAGCAACCATCGGCCGTAACCGTCGGCGGCGTGGAAACGGAGCTTGACGGCAGGGTGGGTGGCGTCAGGGTGAAGGGCTTCATCGACAGGTGGTTCGTCGACGATGGGATGGTTCGCATATCCGACTACAAGACCGGCAAGACACCGCGCGAGCCGTACGTCGACGACAAGTTCATACAGCTGATGATCTACGCGACGCTCCTCTCGGGGGTGTCCGAGCGCCCGATCGGCTCGGTGGAGCTCCTGTACCTCAGGGACGGCAAGCGGTTCATCAGGCTCGTGGACCAATCGAAACTGGACGAGGTGCACAGGCTCATAACCGAGACGTACGACGCCATCGTCGCGTCGTTCAACGACAACAACTGGCCGGCGAAACCGACGAAGCTTTGCAATTGGTGCTTCTTCAAGGATACGATATGCGAGTATTGGAAGAAGGAAAAAAAATGAACCACTACATAAGCGACGACGCCTTTGCGCACATGGTGGCGCAGGAAGTCAAGAACAAGGCGTCGGACGAGCACAAGCAGTTCCTTTGCCAGTCGCACAACCTGGACAGGTGGATGAGGGCACTCAACGCCCTGCTGGATAATTTGAACCGGCAGATCGAGGGCCTGACGCAGGACATGATCGCCGACGACAAGAGGTACCTGAGTCTCGGCGAGGACGGCGTGAGGCTGGGGGTGGAAGCGAAGATGTACTACGAGAGCAAAATCGCCAAGGCCGATCGCTTCAAGTTCTACGTCGTCAAGCGCGTCTCCGACGTCGCCGGCATGATCTCGCTGCAAAAGGCGACCGGCGCCGACCGGGAGAATCTCTACGAGATGTGCCGTGACGCCATAGAGGCCCACAGGATGTATCTTTTGAGGTATGACATTGAGACGACGCCAGCCGATGAAGCACTCTACAAAGCGCTCAACGGAGTCTGGGCGTTCGAAAGACTCGGCGCCCCCGAAGAAGAGAACAAAACTCAGGAGTCGCTCCAAAAAAACTGAGTCGATTTACGTCGAGCGACGGGCCGTCGTCCGAAGGATTCTGACGGAGAGGAAATGGTGCGAGGCGTGCCCCTTGTTCGCCAAGGATGACGGCAGGGTCACGTACATCCGCAAACCAGCGCAGGACGTCCACGAGCTCGTGCGCAGATCGCAGGGCGGCTCGATACTCGAAGAGAAAAATCTCATGGCCGTGTGCAGGCCGTGTCATGAAAGAATCGGAAAATATCCGCAAAAAGCCTTTGAATTGGGTCTTTCCGTTGAGGGCTGGAAAAAAACGTAATCGTATAACTATTACCCTTTTCAGTATTAGCCATGAGGATACAATCGTGGCAGGTAACTCGACAAGGGGAGGGGGTGATCCGTTCTGGCGGTTAAATCCGCGACGGGTTAGGCCCCCATCGGGCGCCGTGCCCCTGGGGAAGGCCCCGGGGGCAGCCCGCCAAGCGCGGTAGTTTTCGTTCGTGGCAAAAGAAAAAATGTTCATGGGGCTGGATTTGTCCCTCTCGTCCACGGGGTGGTCGGTGCGAGATTCCCGGGGCGCAATAATCCCGAAGAGCAGAGGCACGCAGAGGCTCATCGACATATCAACCACCGTGATGGAGCTCGTCCGCTTTCACCGCGTGACCGCCGTCGTCCTGGAAGGCTACGCGTTCGCCGCCCGTTCGGGCCAGGCGTTCTCAATCGGCGAGCTCGGCGGGGTAGTGAGGTACGTCCTCTGCTCCGCCAACATACCTTTCGTTGAGGTGGCGCCGACGACGAGGGCCAAATTCGCCACGGGAAAGGGCAACTCCTCAAAGAGCGAGGTCGTTTCCGCCGTCTCAGCCAGGACGGGGATTGCGTGGGCCGGTCCCGGCGCCGACGACATGTGCGACGCATGGATACTGGAGGAAATGGCATTGATTAGGCACGGCGAAGCAAGGTACGATTGGCCCGAGGCAAGCCGAGCCGTCGCCGACGGGGTCGACTGGTCGCCCGTTGACAACTACGAAGGAAGGTGCAGTGACTCGCAGTACTCCGATTAGCCAGGTTGAAGTTGAGGAGGAACTCCTTCGTCTGATGGAACTCCTCGAGGGCGAGACCGAGGCCTTTGAGACGCTCTCCATGGACTCCGCAAAGAAGGAGGCCAAGTACAAGGCGAACTGGGCGAAGTCGTACCTCGCCGCCAAGGGTTCCATCAAGGAGCGCGAGGCCTGGGCCGACTACCAGATGAACGACGAGAACTACGACTACAAGATCTCCGAGGCCCTCGTCAAGGCGAAGAGGGAGAAGCTGCTGTCGCTGAGAACCTCAATCGACGCGCTCAGGACGCTGAACGCAAACGTCAGGGCACAAGTGTGAACGACGAAAACAACGACGACGGGAACATCCACCCCTCCCTCGCTGGGCTCGCCGTCAGCATCGACCTGCTCAGGCCGATGGAGAAGAACCCACGCATCGGCAACATCGAGTCAATCGTCGCCTCCTACAAGGAGTTCGGACAAATAAAGCCGATAGTCGTCATGCCCGCCGGGGACGGAAAGTACTCGGTGATAGCCGGCAATCACCAGCTGATCGCCGCCAAGAAGCTGGGATGGAAAAAAATGGCGGCGATCGTTTACGACGTCGACGAAAGTCGCGGTCATGCGTTCGCCCTCGCCGACAACAGGACGACGGAGTTGGGAAACACCGACCAGCAGGTCGTGCTCGACCTCATATCGGAGATCTCCTCGGACTATCCGGACCTGCTTCTCGGTCTCGGCTGGGACGAGTTCGAGGTCGCCTCCATAAACATGGACATCATCACCAACGAAAGGAACGACAACCGGGGCGGGTACACGCCGGCGGTGATAGTCAACCCGTTCCAGACCGCAGACGACGAACGGATCGTCGAGACGAAAAACGAAAATGACGAAATCGACTACATCGCGACGGACTCGGTTGACAAGGAGGAGGCGATCACGAGGGGAAGCACGGCGGTCGGCGTCAGGGGCGGGGAGAGGGCGATAGTGCAGTACACGCTCGTGTTCGACGACGCCGTGCAACAAAAGAGATGGTACGACTTCATCAGGTACCTGAGGAACGACCCCGCATACGTCGGCGAGACCACGGCATCCAAGCTGATCGACTTCATAAGCACGAACGCGGAGTTCTGATGCCGCGCAAGCGCCTCTACCTTGACATGACATGCGTGGACGCGGCGAGAAAGAGGATCAGGCACGTCTACGACACGTTCGACACGGTCTGCGTGCAGTTCTCCGGGGGCAAGGACTCGACGGCCGTGCTCCACCTCGCCAAGGAGTTGCACGAGGAGCGCGGTCTCGGTCCCGTCAGGGCGATATTCAGGGACGAGGAGATGGTCAGTCCGATGGTCATAGATTTCGTGGAGAAGGTCAGGAACTATGACTGGGTAGAGATGGAGTGGTACTGCCTCTCCGTCGGGGTTGAGGTGTGGTCAATGGGCAAGAGAACGACCGAGATGACCTGGTCCGGATTGAGGGAGAAGGAGGGTCGTCTCGTCAGGCCGATGCCGAAATTCGCCATAAACGCGGAATCGTTCGGGCTAAGCAGGGACAAGGATATGGGGGACACCGACTATTGGACCATGCAGGGCAAGAAGGGGAGGACGGCCTTCCTGACGGGCGTGAGGGCGAACGAATCCATGGTCAGGTACAGGTCCCTCGTCCAGAAGCTTCACGAGAACTACATCGTCGCACCGTACAAGGCGCCCAGGAACCTCCCGCTGAGGTTTGCGAAGATAATCTACGACTGGACGAGCGACGACGTGCTCAGGTTCGTCGCCGAGGAGCACGGCGCGGAGTACTGCGAGTACTACGACGTCGCCGCGATGACCGGATCGAACACGAGGGTCGGCATACCCCTGTACTGCGTGGCGGCGAGGAGGATGGGCGATCTCATGGTCACCGAACCGTTCTTCTTCGACCAGCTGCAGAGGGTTTGGCCGATGATCGACGCCCAGCGGAGGCTGTGGGCCGACTACGACGTCGAGAAGCTGATCATGGGCTACGCCCGCTACGGTTGGGACGGGGTGAAGGCGTGCATAGACGATCACATGATGAGCGAGTCGGACCGTCACTACGCAAAGGCGTTCTGCGCGAAGTTCAGGATGAAGATGCGAAACGACCCGAAGAGCTACCCGATCCACTGGTTGATTCGGACCTTGTTGCTGAACGAGTTCACCGCCGCCTCCCCGACGCCGATGGGACCGGGCACGAAAGCCTTCGGAATAGCGAAGAGGGAGAACGCAGAGGAAAGCGATGAGTGAGGGTCGGTACGAGAAGCTGGAACCGAGCGTCCTGAGGAGCGCCCCGTGGCGCGCCACCTACATAGTCAAACCCGATTTGAGCCTGCTGGCCACTTCGCTGCACAGGTACGGGTGGATCTTCCCGATTGTCGCATGCGGCAAGGCCGAGGACGGGGGGCTTCTGGTGGTCGACGGTCACGAGAGGCTCGCGCTCGCAAGTGCGACGCCGCAACTCATGATCGAGGGTCGCTTCGTCCCCGTCGTCGTTTTCCCGAACCTGTCCGAGACCGAGGCAATGATCATGCACGTCACCCTGAACAGGGCGAGGGGCCAGGTCATGAACGCAAGACTCTCGCACGTGGTCAGGACCATAATCAAGTCGGGCGCCCACAGCAGGGAATCCCTGATGCTGACCCTCGGTATGACCACCGACGAGTTCCAGGTCCTGCTGGACGGGTCGCTGGTCAAAATGAGGAAGGTCGCCGAGCACTCGTACTCCAAGGCGTGGATCCCAATAGAGGCGAGTCACGACGAGAGGCCCCAGTTCGAGAGGCCACCGAACCCCGACAGGTAGCCGTTCCGACCGAGAGGTCTTTCTTGTTGTAAAATTTGCGTAACCCAACAACTGGAGAGCGCAATGCCCCCTAAGAAAACCATGGCTGTCGAGCTCAGCCCTTCGTCACCGATGGCTCAAGCGAAGCTCGCGGCGGAGCTAAGGCGAGTGCTGGCCACGCTGCGGGAGCAGGGAGCCATTCTTCCGTCCACGCTTCCACCGGTAGCGTTGCCCCCAATCAGGGAAAACGAAACGACGACCTCGGCAATCAACAGGGCGGTGGAGGCTTCGATCCCGCCGGCGACGACCCCGGCTGAACAAACCGCCCGCCCTGGACTGATACGAAGGGCGATCAGGGCCGTCACGAACAGACTCGCCGAAGCATTGCGCAACGCCGGTTTCAGGAACCGAAGGAGACGGGGCGGCGACGCCAGGGAGTAAAAAACGGACATGATCGTAACGGTCGCCGAATTGAAAACCTTCATGGACATCAGCCTGACGAACAGGCAGACGGACGCCGCGGAGATGATCCTCGAGGGCCTGCAGGGCGAGCTTGAGGCATACCTAGGTCGCCCTGTGTCCGTGGACGAATTCGTGGAGGACCACGTCACCTCGTCGTACGAGTTCGGCGTTCCGAGCGAGTCCGGGTACATGTACGACAGGAGTCTTGACACGACGAACGATCCGATCCGTCACGTGATCAGGGGTCCGATAATGATCGCCCTCCGCAACTCCCCCGTCGCCGCGGTGACGCGCGTCAGCATCCGCAGCTCGTCGATGCCACCCAGGAACCTGGCCGAGGCGATGCGCAGGGACGCAACGGTCACCGGTGCATCGGTCAGCGGGGCGAACGTCGTCTACACTGCGGACAACGACTTCGTGGTCGGCCAGTACCTCAGGATTTACGGGGCGAGCCCGAGCAATTTCAACCTGCAGAACAAGCAGATACTCTCCGTCACCGACACGACGTTCACCGTCGAGCACGACGTCGCCGGGCAGACCTACGCCAGCGGCGGGTCGGTCGAGGCGACCGGCTCCGACTACAAGGTCCTACCGTGGGGTCTCGAGGTGTACGCCGCCTTCCCGAACGACGTGCTCACGGTCGAGTACTCGGGCGGTCTCGACGGGTCGCAGCTCAAGGTCCTGAAGCTCATGATCCTGAGGGCGGCGACGAGGGAGATGCAGAACATGCACGACGACACCGTGGGCGTGAAGGACCTGACGACGCGCGGGGTGTCAACCCTTGAGACCGGATTCCTCGAGAAGGAACTGCTGGCGCTCAAGATCTTCAGGCGCAGGAGGATCGCCAAGTAATGGTCGACGAATTGTTTCCGCGGAGGAAGCAAATAAAGAGGACTCGCAAGAGCACCGGGGACAAGGTGAGGGAGGCCGCCCCGATCGACACGACTGGCCGCGACTTCGTCCGGACCTCCGGGGTCAGGGGCAGGGGGGTCAGCCTCGGCATAGACGTCAAGGTGAATCACAAGAGCTATGCGAGGACGGTCAGGTCAATAAGGACCCTCGAGAAGAGAATCCACAAGATGGGCGACGATCGCACCAACAGCTCCAACCCGACGCTCACGCACTTCGTAGGCGTCTACACCATGATGGCCAAGATGTACGGGCGCGCGCAGGTGTGCGTTCCGCCCACGATCACGATCATAAAGCCGCAGGTGGCGCTGATGTTCGCCGAGAACTTCCTGAGCAACGGTCTCCCCTCTGGTGGCTGGGCGCCACTGAGCCCGGCCTACGGTGCGTGGAAGGTGCTGAGATACCCAGGCAAGCCCACAATGCAGGCGACGGGTCAGCTCTTCGAGAGCCTGACGATAGGGCTGAGCACGGACAAGATAACGGACGACTCCGTCGAGTTCGGCAACAAGGTCAGATATTCCACGTGGCACCAGTACGGAACGACGAAGATGCCGATGCGAAGGCTGGTCTTTGAGCGGCCCGGCTTCGCGAAGGCGGTCGGAAGCGTGTTCGCCAAGTACGCCGCCAATCACGGCGTGAGCGGGCTGGAGCTGAGATGACGGAGGCACTCGCTTTCGAGGCGATGTACGGACCACAGTTCGCAAAACAGTTCGTCAACGACTACCTGAAACTGGATATTCCGAGGAGACTCATCAAGTACAGGAACTACTGGGCGGCCTCCAACGACGAGATGCCAGACCCAGCCGAGTACCTGGACTACGAACCAGCGACGATGGACGCCTGGCCGACGATAATCACCGTCTCGTTGTCCGGCCGCGGATTCACGAGGGTCGGTCACATGAGACACGGAGACCCGGAGTACGAGGTGTCCTACAACATGAGGACCTACGTGTGGGCGCGCACGGAGGGGGAGAAATCCGTGACGACGATGAGGGACAGGCTGATAGTCGTCGTCAGATCGGCGCTGATGGATTACCCGTGCCTGAAAAGGAGGAATCCGGAGAGGCAGGCGATGATAGACGAGTCGACGATCAGCGAGGAGTACTCAGAACTGACGCTGTTGAAGGGTGACCGTTACCTTGCCGGAGCCTATGTCGGTTACGAGCTGAAAATAGAGGAGCCAATAGTCCGGGAGAAGATCGCAGACTTCGAACAGTTTGACTTGGGTGTTGACAGTGTAAAATTAGAGGACGGAATCCCAGACCCGGAGGACTAAATGAAAAAATTCATCTTGCTGAACGATGCGAGCGGGGACAACCCCCTCGCCGAACCAGGCCACGTGCTGGTGAGCAACTGCACCTCCACGGCGGTGCTCGCCAGCGACGATGGCGACTGGCTGTTGCCCGGGGATAGGGCATACGTCGTCGGATCGTGTCGCTCGGTCAAAAAGGCCATCTCTAGGGGTTCCCTCCTGGAATTGAACGGCGCACAAGCGGGCGAGGGCGGAGACAAGACGCCCAAGAAGAAGGCTGCCCCAAAATCCAAGCCCTCGGAAGAGGCCCCTGCTGCCCCCGTCGTTTCTGACGAGCGGCCAGCAGTGGGGTGGCCGCGGGAGGCAGACGCAGCCAGCGAGGCACCGGATAAATCAACCTCTTCAGACATCGGCACCGGTTCCCCGTCGGATGCGATTCGGCCAGCGGCGTCCAGCGACGACAAAAATGGCTAATTTCAAAACGTGTAACCTATAAAGCAGTCTGAATGCTATTATTCGTAGTGAACAAAACCCCCGCATCGGAGGACCGTAAATGCCTGGAGTAATCCTAACGACATCGGTAGTCAGTGGTCCGTCAACGCTGACAGTCTCGCCAACTTCAACGCTCTTCGTCGCCGGTGTGACAACCCGCGGACCAGAGGGATCCGCGTTCTTGGTTCAGAGCCTCGATCAATTTGAGGACATCTACGGGGGCTACACATCTAGTGGATACGTCCACCAGACGCTCCAGACCTTCTTCGAGGAGGGTGGCTCAAGGGCCTACGTCTCTAGGGCAATCGGGACAGGCGCGACAGCCGCGACGGCAAGTTTGAACAACTCCGCCGCAACGCCCGCAACCGTCCTTACCCTCACCGCATCGGGCGAGGGAACCTGGGCCAACACCCAGCTCGAGGCCGAGGTGACGCAACCGACAGCCAGCCAGACTTTCAGGGTCAGGATCCTGCTTGACGACGTGGTCGTCTATTCGACCCCCGTGCTGACAAACAAGGAAGACGCGGTCGAGGAGATCAACAACAGCGCTGTGGCCTCGCTTTACGTGACGGCGACTGTCGGCGCTGGGGCGGGAATTCCAGCCGTGGCGGCCGGCGTGTCGTTCTCGGGCGGTGCCGCGGGTAGTGCGCCAACCTCGGCGCAATACGTGACGGCGCTCGGTGCATTCACCAACACGCTCGGCACCGGATCGGTCTGCCTGCCCGGTCTGTATGGCACGACCATCTGGGAGGGGCTAACCGACCACGCCGTGGACACCCACAGGGTCGCCCTGCTCGGATTCGACAGGGAGAACACCGTTGCGGAATCGGTGCAGGAAGCGGCCGATCACAGCGAGTACGAGGGCGCCGAGTACGCCGCCTGGTACTACCCGTGGGTCAAGATCACGAGGAACGGCCTCGTCCTCTCCGTCCCGTGCGAGGGTTTCGTCGCCGCGAAGAGGGCGAAGCTGCACAACGAGCTCGGCCCGTGGACGGCGTACGCCGGATCGCTGACCAACTCATCCTTCGCCCTCGGGACGTACCACACGGTCACCGGGGCGGAATCCAACACGCTCAACGACGGTTTCGTGAACCCGATCAGGGTCATCAACGGAGACGTCAGGATCTACGGAGCGAGGTCTGCATCCTCGGACACGGAAAACTTCAGGTTCATCACGGCCAGGGAGATACTGAACTACATCACCTCGCAGGCCGAGGAGAGACTGGAGCGACTCGTGTTCAACGTCATCGACGGCCGCGGATCGTTGTTCGCCGAGGTGGAATCGGTGCTCTACGGCATCCTCGACCCGCTGGCGACGGCGGGCGCGCTGTTCCCCAAGTTCCTGGCCTCAGGCAAGCAGCTGGACCCGGGCTACAAGGTCACGGTCAACGCGCAGCTGAACCCAGTCACTCAACTCGCCACCGGGACGGTCAAGGCGAGGGTCGGAGTCAGGATCTCGTCCATCGGTGAGACGATCGAGGTCGAGATTTCCAAGTCCAACATCACGTCATCACTAGCCTAGTCGGAGGACTAAACCATGGCAAAATACACGCAGCGACAGATACTGGCGAAGCTTGAGCCGGTCGGAGCGATCGCCCCCGCCTTCCAGAACTTCTTTGCCCAGGTGTCCGGCGGGGAGATCACGGCCGCCGTGGAGAAGATCTACGTGGGCGGGGGCAAGTTCCCGGAACTCCTCTGCGCCCCATCCGAGGTCGGGGACATCACGCTGACCAGGCACTACGACGACGCGGACAGGGTGCACCTGAACGTCGCCCGCCAGCACATAGGCAGGATCTTCTACAACATCTACATCCACAAGGTCAACTGCGACATCGAGGATCAGAAGGCCGACAGGCAGTACAACAACGCCCTTCTCGTCGGGCTCACCGAGCCGGACGGCGACGCGTCGTCGGGGGCACCGGCCACCTACGCCATGACCTTCTCCATCCAGGGCGGACCCGTTCCGCTGAACATCCAGGCGTAGGCGTTCCGCAGTCCAATTACCCTAGATAATAAAGCAGCCCCGTAAATCGTCGGGGGGTTGCGCCGCCAACGGATCCGATGTGCTAGGTTTCCAACATGGACGAAATCACACCAGCAAACATGCAACCAACAAACGCTCAAGAACCAACCCTGCTCGACCAGCTGAAGGCCGTCATTGCCAAGAAGGTGGAGAGACCGAGGGTGTACATCGAGGTCCCCGAGCGACCCGGCGTCAAGCTGCTCGTCAGCCCGAACCTCACGCAAGCCCAGATCCGCAACTGGCAGAAGCAGTGCGGCAGCGAGACACAGAAGGGTCTCGACGCGACCAAGTTCGCCTGCACCGTCGTCGCCCACTCGACCAAGGGCGTCTTCCTGCAGGGCGAGGAGGTCCTCGACGACTCGTGGCCGGTCGGGTTCGCATCCAAGCCGATCCTGGAGATGACGGGCACCGACAAGGCGATCCCGGACTGCGTGCAGAAATTCTTCGGCATCGACGCGCACGTCGAGGCCGCCGCGCTGGCGATAATCGACGCCTGCGGTTTCGGCGACACGATCCAGGCTGAGTCAACGGAAAACCCTACGAAGAACTAATCGAGGAGTTGTCGGAAGACAACCGCGTCGTAGCCGCCGCTCGATTAGGGGAGCTATGGGGTACGGACCCCGTCAGGTTGCTTGACTCCTCGCTGCACGAGTGGCTGGTCAGATACGCCTGTGCTAAAGTTATATCTGCGGACCGCGAGAGGGAACGAAAAGAAGCGGATAACTCTGGCTAGTCCGGGAAGCCCGATTGCTGGGAGCCGATCTTGCCCGACGAAATAGTCACAATACGCATAGATTTCGAGGCGAACCGCCGCGACATGGCGCAGGTCCTCGCCGAGATACAGGCGTTCTCCGAGGCGGCCGATCGCGCGAGCGAATCCGGCGACAGGTTCAGGGAATCGACGAGGCGGATGTCGAGGACGGCCAGGGAAGCCGACGAGCCGATGGCCGCGATGAGGAAGAGATTCTCGGCGCTGGACAACTCCGGCAAGAGACTCCAGAAGAACCTTACCGCGGGCGCGAGGGTGATGGGTTTTTTCAAGAAGGCGGCGAGACTGCTCTTCTTCCAATTGATCGCCCTCGCCGCCGAGTTCGTGATAACGGCGGCGACGCTCGCGTCGGTCAACCTGTTGTTCAAGGCCGGCAAGATAGTGGCCAAGGGGTACAACCTCGCCCTCGGAGCCGTCGGAGCCGCGCTGGCCACGGTGGCCGTGGCCGCGACGACTGCGGTGGCGGCGTTCAGGGAGTTCAACGCCGCGGCTTCGGCATGGCAGTACAAGGGCGCCAACGTCTACGGCTCGGCGACCGGGGCGGCGGCGGCCGCGATGAGGGGGCTGTACACCGACACCAACCTCGCGACGATGGGCGTCATGAACCTGACGCAGGCGTACAAGGCGATGTCCCAGCAGGGCAGGGTCACCGGGGCGCAGACCAAGGCGCTGTCCGGCGCCATGGACTTCACCGCCAGGTCGCAGGACCAGGCCAAGTCGTTCCAGGCGATGGCGAACTTCGTCGCGATACTGCAGAAGGAGGGCAAGGTCACCGGCAAGGCGAGCACGGCCGCGTCGGGGGTCAGCAAGGAGTTCGCGGAGGCGATAAAGAAGTCGAAGGGCAAGGACGCGGCGAGCATCATGGCGTCCATGGCGAGCGGCAAGCTCGCCCAGCAGGCGGGCGTCAGCGGCGAGTTCGGGTCGATGAAGGGGACACTCGTCGCGCAGTTCAAGCAGATAACCGTCGCCCTCGCGACGGACATGGCCGACTTCGGAGAACAGTTCCTCAACGACGCGCGAAGGGTGCTGGACGGGCTGTTCAAGAACGTGCGCAACATGTTCGCGAGACTGGCGCCGGAGTTCACCTTCTTCGGGAAGAACAAGCTGTTCCCGGCGATCACGACGATAGGCAACGCGCTCGAGAAATTCTCCGTCACCCTCGTCAGGAAGTACCTGCCGATGCTGTTCGGAGCGTCGCAGTGGTTCAAGAGGACGTCGGCCTCGTTCATGAAGTCGTTCAACCAGTTCAAGAACTCCCTTGAGAAGTTCCGCGAGGGGTCGCGGATAATCACCGAGACATTCAAGGGTCCGCTGCTCGCCATATTCAGGATCTTCGGCAGGAACGCCGAGCAGCTCGGCTACCTCGCCGAGGACAACGAGGAGCAGTTCAAGGCCTGGGGGAGCGCCCTCGAGAGGCTGATCTTCGCCATAGGCGACTGGTTCGCCGCGCTCAAGGTCGCCTTCACCGAGGCCCTGCCCGTGCTCACCTCGATCGTGAACATCCTCACCAAACTGATCAACGGGATGGCGTCACTCGTGAGGGGGATCGGAACGTTCAAACTGGGGGGCGGTGGGGGGTTCCTCGGCATGGGCGGATCCGGAGGCGGACCCAGCGGAACGGTCGGAGGCGGTCTCGGACCGGGCATCGGCACGCTCTTCACCCTCGGCCTGATGTTCGGCGGGTTCAAGGGAAGCAGGACGGCCTACAGGATGCGCAGGGGCGGCGGCGGCGGAACGGTCAAGGACCTGACGAACCAGGCATCGGTCTACGGGGCGCGTAATTCCCCCCGGAGCATGTTCGGCGGCATCCCGGCTATGTTCTCGAGGTCAAGGTACACGGGTAACGCCGCCACCATGAGGCTGACCCCAGCCGAGGTCGCGGCCAACGTGGCCTATGTCCAGAACATGAAGGATGCGGGAAGGTCGTACCACGACCCGGGTACTTTCGTTTACGACAGAACCTTGGTCAAGGGTGCGGAGATGATGGGTCTCGGGAAAAACGTGCGGGCGTTCGCGAGCAACGGCTTTGAGAGGACCGGTTTCGCCGACCTGGGGGCGTACCGAGCCTACATGTTAGGCGATAAGGCATTCAACGCTATAGATCGTGGCGACCTCAACTCGGTGAATCTGAGGAACAATTTGGCAGCAGCCGAACAAAATGTCAGAAACACCTACGTCGGCCGTGGTGGCGCCGCCGGTCCGGCGGCGTTCATGATGCTCCCCGCGGACAAGCAAGCCAAGTTGATTGCGGCGGCACAGGCCCCCGTCGTCGAGCAGCACATGAAAATGCGGAACGCCCAGAGGGACCTCATGTACGGGAAGGGCACCCTCAGGGAGTTCTTGCGTGGCGGCACCATACAGGGGTCCTTCGACGGCGTGAGCACGGGTCCCGTCACGAGGGAGAGCATTTTCAAGACCCTCAGCGGCAAGAGGATGGGGGCCGATTTGGAACAGGCGCGACTAGCCGCTGGCGCCGCTGGGATGGGGTTGGGAGATTTGGCTCCCTTTCAAGCCACCGCGCTGCAGACGGCGAGGTTGACGGCGTTCAACGAGATGTTGGAGAAGGACAGGCAGGGCGCGGGAAAGTGGGTCGACAAGGAAACTGGCAAAATTAGGGACGACGGCGGCAAATCCAAGAGGGCGGCGGAACGGGCGTTCGCGAGGCAGCAGTTCAAGGGTCGCACCGGCGCCATGTTCAAGGGCTTGGGCGAGAGCGCCCAGGCGAGCATGCGCAAAACGTTCAACCCGATGATGGGGTTGATGGGCGGCATGCTCCTTTCCACGGGGGTGACGGAAAAGATCGGCGACAAGGACATGCGGTCGGCCGCCAACAACGCCCTCGGAATCGGGGCGATGTTCGGGGCCCGAGGAATGGGAATCGCCGCCGGTCTGACGCTGATGAAATCGACAAGCACGGGCAAGTCCATGATGGGCGGGGCGCTCGCCGGCGCCGCCGTCGGAAAGACGATCTCCGACACGCTCGGCCCCGTCTTTGGACTTTCTGGTCCGGTCGCCAAGGCCGCGATCATCGGGGGCTCGGCGCTGATCGGCGGCATCGTCGGCTACTTCAGGGCGCAGGGCAACCGCGAGAGGGAGGCCAAAAAGATCGGTGCCGGCATCGGCGAAAGAATGAGCGGTCAGATCGTCGCGGCCATGGTCGGCGCGAGGGTCGACCCGAAAACGGGCAGGTTGGTCCAGGCCACGGGGGGGAGCAGCTTCCAGAGAGGGATCAGCCAGATCGACAAGCAGCAGAAGATGATCTCCGAAATGGGCATTGGAACCCTAGTCGCGGGCAACCGAGAAATTGCGAATATGCCGACGTCAACGCTGCCTTCCGAACTTCTCGCAATGGACATGGCCCTCAACGCCAGCAGATCCACGATCCTCAAGGGAATGAGGAACACCGGCGTGATGAAGAAGTCGGAATACAAAAAGATGAAGGAGTACCTCAAGCAGGCGGAAGGTGGCGACACCAAGGCGATGAAAAGTTTTGACGCCATGGTGGCGGGGTTCCAGGAAGAAAATCTCGGATTCAGGATCAACGAAGCGGGCGAAAGAGTCGCCAACACCAGGATACGAAGGGCCGAGGACTTCTTTGCGCGCGGCACGGAGGGCGGGACGAGGGGCAAAAGCGCAAGGGGCGAGCTGTTCCTCCCCGAGGAGGGTCTCGGCAGGTTTGAGGTCGCAGACATCATGATGAAGCGCGGCAATTTCGTGGTCCGGCACCTTGCCAAGATGACCGGGAAGACCGAGCAGGAGATCATGGCGCTCGGGTCCAAGATGGACGTGGACCTGGGCGACCCGACGAAATCGCTCACCGAGCAGATCGGGGCGCTGGGCCTCGTCACTCGCAAGACCGTCGACGAGATGAAAGTGGCGATCAGGGACATCGGCACGGCGTCGCTGAACGTGTTCGACGAATCGATCAAGAGGCGAGCGGAAGTTCAGGCGTTCACTGCCAGCAAGGAGAGGCTGATGGGCCTGGGCGGAACGGCCACGATGGACGACTTCAGGGATTACGCCAGGCTGCTCGTCTCCAGCACGCAGGCGGACAACCCCGACAACCTGTTCGCCGTTCTCTCGGCGACCAGAGATTTCGCTCAGGGAAATCTGGGAGCTTTCGGAAAGATGGACGCGGGTCTGCTCGGTTCGTTCGCCAACGAGGGTCAGGCAGAGGCCCAAACGGCGTACGAAACGCAACTATCGCAAATCTCGGGCCTCGGCATGCAACAGATTTTGGGGGGCATGGCCGAGCAAGGGTTCGTGTTCAAGAACCTCGGAGCGGCCGACAGGCTCAAGGGCATCATCACCCAAATCTTCGGGGACGAAAAATTTGGCGACCAGGAGAAGACGAACCTCCTCAATTTCATCAGCACGGGCCAATTACTGGACAAGGGCGGAAATCTCAATCTGGACAAGCTGTCGAAGGTCGGCCCAGCCGGAAAGGCGCTGGTAGCCGCAATTATGAAGCCGACCGGTCTTGGTGTTGGTGCCGATCGGCTGGACGAAGGGATTTTCGCCACGGAGACCTCCAAGGTCTACGAGGTAGCGGGAGACGTCGGACTCGTGTGGAACCAAAATGCGAAGAAATTTGCCGAGGAAATAGGCAACGCGATCACGACGGCCTTCGACAACAAGCCAGAAATCTGGGAGGGCGAAGCCCCGAAGTGGTGGGGCGACATGAAGAACTACACGTGGCAGGCAACGGGAAACACGCTGAAACTGGTGGAGGGCGACACCAGATCCCCTCGCAGGGGTCGGGTCGGGGACACCCCGACTTCCAGGGCGCTCAGGGGGACGATGGCGGCCCACGCAAAGTTCAACTCTTTGCTGACGGGGAAGCGGACCGTCACCAGTGCGCTCCGCTTCGACAACCTCTGGTCCATGAGCTCCGACCACGCCGCCGGGAGGGCCTACGACCTGACCGGGGACAACCTCGGCCAGTACCAGAAGATGATCTCGAACGCCGGGGGCTTCGCCGAGTTCCACGGCTGGGCCGGCAGCAGGCACCTGCACGTCGTCCCGCCGATCGGCAACACCAGAACCCCGCGGTCAAGCCTCGTCGCCGGGACGGCCGGGACCATGAACCAGAACGTCACCCTGAACGTCTACGGGGCACCGGGCCAGTCGGAGACCGCCATCGCCCGTCAGGTCGTGGCCGCGCTCGAGCAGCAGCAACGCGCCTACAGGGAGAGAACCTAAATGGCGCTCATAGGACGTAAGGAAAGATTCACGGCGACGACGAAGGTCGTCGTGGAGAGGAACGCCATCCCGCCCACGACGTCGCCGAACAGTGGCGTCGCCAACCTCCCGAGGATGGTGCAGGTGGCCGGCGACCTGGAGTTTGAGTTCCCGTTCGGCCTCAACAACTTCTCGCACGACGTGGGTGCGGTGCAATTTGACGAGCTCGCGCGACCACTGCAGCTGCCGATCCTGCAGCCGACGGCCGGCTCGCTGCAGAAGGTGTCGTTCGACTTCCTCGTGGCCAAGCACCTCGACGGCGTGCGCAACCCCGTCGATGACGAACTGGCCAACCTCCAGAACTTCGCGGCCGAGGACAACTCGGTCATATTCATCAACGTCCACCAGATGATGGGCGGGTCCGTCGCCTCGTGGAAGATACAGTCGATGTCCGTCCAGGTGACCCGGGTCAACGAGCTCGGGCAGACGGTCTCCGCCCAGGTGAGCATGTCGTGCACGGAGTCGAGCGACACGCTCGAGAGGTTCCTCACCCTGCCAAAGTTCACTTACAGGGACAAGAAACAAGGGGTAACCGGCAAGCCGGGGGAGCCGCAGGGGCCAGGCAACGCACACAGGGTGATAGAAAAATTCTTCAAGTCCCTCAAGAATGGATTCGCACTTGAAGAGGGTGAATCTGTGGGCGAGTACATAGCAAGTCTGAACAGGCTCTCCGCCCAATACGGCGGGGAAAGCAATGTGCGGGACATCCTCCTCAAAACAGCTGGGAACAAGGCCACGTGGACAGCCTCGAGTCTATTCAACGCGCTGGTCAGAGATTTGAAAGACCAAAAAGACTATAAAGCGGTCGAAAAGAAATAGGCGACCCAGATGCCCACCCCGATATTCGCCGGTTACCCGACCCCGCCCCAGACGATCGTCGAGGAGGACAGTGGCATTGAGATCAACATCCCGGAGCCGCTGGAGTACGGAACGATAAACCTCGGCGGCAGGAGGCCCGTCAAACTGAGCCTCGACGGGAAACGCATCGTCCCCCTGGCGAAGAAAAGAGGGGAGGATTTCGAGTACGGGACGGTGCTCTCCGTGACCGTCGGACCGATGACCCTGAAGGACAGATTCGAGGGCCAGAAGGTCATGGTGGTCCTGCCGTCGCTGGACATAGAGAAGCAGCTCGTGCTCACGGAAAAGCAGGCGACGGAAAAGTTCCTCAAGGACGGCCTGCACCTAGGGATTTTCGACAGCAAGACCGTGGCGCTCAAACTCCCCAACGGCAAGACGAAGGTCAGGTACCTTGCGGACGCCTACGCGTTCGCCCTGCACCTCCTCGAGGAGGAGAGACTCGCGAAATTCCTCGTCGAGGACCCGACCCTGAAGCCGTGGGAAACCAAGAACTACTCGAACCAACCATCGCTGGTGCAACCCAAGGATTCCCGGTTCGTCACGGAGGTGTTCACCTTGGCCGGCCTCGAGCTGGAGGACCAGGACATGCTCTCCGGGAGGCTCCTCAGTCTCAGCGTCAGCTACTCGATGAGCATGACGACCGAGCTGACCGCCATCTACGACGACAGGGACTACAAGTTGACCCAGGGCGGGTACTTCGACCCCAGGAGGGAGTACAGGTACCGTGGCTTGCTGTTCGAGGTCGTCTCCTGCGAGTCGAGCGCGGGCTCGGCTGGTTACCCGCAGGCGAGCGTCCAGTTCGCCCCGAAGTGCGTGCAGGAGCTGAGGAGGGACAAGCGACCGGAATCCATAACGGCCGTGAACGGGTACGAGTACGCGCGGCGGGCGGCGGCGAGATGCGGGATGAACTTCGTGGGTGAAAAAAACAACAAGCAACAAACCGTGTTCAAGGGAAAGAACCAGAACGCCGACGAATCCGTCTGGACGGTCCTGACGCAGAGCGGGGCGGACGGCCAGTTCTTCGTGTTCGAGGTCGACAACACCCTCGTCTTCGGTTCCGGGCAGTGGCTGATGTGGAAATTCGGGCTCGCCGAGAAGGAGAACAAGAAGGGAAAGAAGCAACGGTACCTCAACCTCCGCTACAACCCGAGCGAGACGAACAGCGGGGCCAAGTCCGTCCTCGTCCTCAGCGGCAGGCCGATAGGCATCGCGGACGACGGGAGCATAACCTACGACGGATCGGTCACCTGGCGGGAGGACAACGGGATATTCGAGCTGGCGACGTGGCCGACGGTGAGGGTCAGCGAGAACGACGGGCTCGAGGGGACGGGTTCCTGCGCCGTTCTTTCCCCGATTGGTAGAATAATTAGACCGGGCCACACCATATACCTGACGAGCGTGCCCGACAGGTTCGTCGCCGGGTACCTCGTCCAAGACGTGAATTTCTCGGAGTTCACCAGCGATCCCGTCGACGTCAACCTGGTGATGGTGCAAAAACCCAAGAATCAGGACAAACCGCCCAAGGAGGACGCATGAGCTTCAAGACCAGACCCAACTTCGAGGTCACCAACCAGTCGAAAGCCTCCTTCGTTCGGGTGGACTCGAACGCGGTCTACGTCGGCACGGTGGTCCGGTCGGACGAGACCGGGGTGTACGTCAACGTCCCAAACCTGGCGACCAACAAAATCTTCGGGCCCTGCCAGGTCTTCGGACAAAAACCAAGGAGCGGGCGGACGGTGATCGTCGGCTTCTCCGAGGGGATACGGCAGAAGATGGTCGTGCTGGGCTCGGAAAACAAGAACTTCAAGCTGGTCAACCTGGACCCCCCGGTCGAGGACGACGACGCCGCGACCAAGAAGTACGTGGACGACAAGGTGGCCGAACTGCTCCAGGAACTCATTGCCAAATCACCCGGCCACGTCCTCCCCTACCAAGCACCTGGTTCCTACGCCAGTTCCGCCCACACGCACTGACCGTGGGATAATCGTACCGTGTCGACATTCAGGCTGCCCATGACTTTCGCAAGGAAGGGTGGCTCGTCCCTGAAGCTGGGTGAGGATTCCCGCGAGTTCTACGACCAGCTGATCGGCGCGATCGTCAAGATCGAGCCGGGCGAACTGCCACTCGATCCGGCGTTCGGAACCGCCGACCCGACCTTCACGAAGGGCGAACCGTCCGGACTGAGGTCCACCGTCGCCGCCTACTGGCCGGAGATAATCATCAAAAACATCTCGCTGGCTAGTCCGGATCAGTCCGGGATTTCTGCGCTGTCCGTCGACTACGGGGTGCTCTGATGCCGTCGCCCGATTTCAGCGAGTACGTCGACCTCACCGACTACGACCTCCAGCCGCCGGACCTGTACCTCCAGGCCGTCCAATACGCAAGGACCGCCCTGCCCGAGTTCAACCCGAGACCGGGAACCCTCGAGGATGCCATCCTGCAAGCCGGATCGGTGATAGGGGCGAGCACCATGGGCGCCATCAACAGGATGCCCGACTCGCTGATGGAGGGGATCCTCAGGGTCATGGGCGTGGAGAGATCTGAGGCGACGCAGTCCACCGTGGACGTCGACTTCACGCTGTTCGTGGCGGGGGACACGGTCCCCGAGGACACCGTGTACGCATTCGACTACTTCAACGGGGTGGAAACGATTCAGTATCCGTTCCTTCTCGACCAGCCGGTCACGGCCCCCACGGGCTCCACGACCGTGAGCGCAACGCTCAAGTCGCTGGTGCTCGGCCAGATCCCCAGCTTCTCGGTCGGCACGCAACTGGTGGCCAACTCCCCGAGCGCGGTGGTGTTCTCCTGCGACACCACGGACGATGTGGTCCAGGGACAGAACCCCGAGACGGAGGCGGAGTTCCTAAACAGGGCCGCCACCCACCTTCAGTCTCTGAGCGCCACGCTGAACACCGCCACGCAGGTGGAGAACTACATTCTCGGGAAATTCTCACAAGTCAAGAGGGTGAAGGCCTACGACCTCGCCAAGGCCGTCGAGCACAGGGCCCAGTCCGGTCAGGTCGGCGGGGCGACGACGGCGGCGACAGGCGACGGGACGACGGCGACGATCACGACCACCTCGGCCCACGGGTTGCAGGTCGGGCATGTCGTGACGGTCGCGGGGGTGACGCCGTCGGGCTACAACGGCACGCACGCAGTGACTGCGGTTCCGTCCTCGACGCAGCTCAGCTACGCCAACGCGACCAGCGGCGCGCAGACCGTCGCGGGGACCGTTTCGCTCGTGGGCAACTCGTCGCACGCCGGGACCGCCGCCACGGTGATAACTTCGTCGTCGTTCGAGGACCAAGTGGACGACTACCCGGGGACGATCTACAGGGTCGTCACGCCGGACTTCTACGGGGAGAGCGGGTTCGCCGAGGACTTCCCGTCGGGGACCTTCGACGCCACGGACGACTCGCTGGCCGTGAGCGCCTCCGGGGTCGTCACGTACACCGACGTCGTATCCGACACGGACACGACCGGCCCCCTCGTCGACATCGTGATGCTGGATTCGCTACTTCTCTCCTACATGGAGAACAACGAGGAGCCGGGGTATTTCGCCGTCTTCGTCTGCGGCGAGGACGGAGCCCCAGTCGGCAGGAGCGTGAGGGAGTCGATAGAGGCGGACGTGGCCGAGAGGGTTCCCGCCGGTCTCGACTTCAAGATCCTGGACGCCTGGACATACGATCTCGGCGTGCAGCTGACCGTAGGCGTCTCCCCCGGATTCAGCGCCACATCGGTCGCCCAGTCGGTCAAGGACGCCGTCGAGAAGCTGGTCTCGCCGAACGAATGGCCGAATTTCGGGAGCATCGTGAGGGTCTACGAGATAGTCGCCGCGGCGTCCAACGTGATGGGCGTTGACTTCGTGTCGTCCTTCGAGGCGGATATCCCCGAGTACCCGAACAGCGACAAGGGGAACGAGAAACTGGTCGAGGAGCTGACGGCCGGAGCACAGGTGACGGGGTATCAGGCGAAATACGCCGGGCTCCTGCCTAGGGCGAGCGTAGAGGTGGTGACGCTGTGACGACAGGGAGGGCGGTGAGGAACAGACTCCCCGCATCCGCCCAAAAACTCACCGTGCTGGACGAGACGGGTTCCTGGTTCTCCGACAACGACAACTACGAGATCGAGGCATCCGAGTTCTGGCCCGACGACGCCTCCTACATGCAGGTCTCCTTCGTCGGACAGGTGGAACTCACCATTTCCTCGGTGATCCTCGAGGCGGAGGACCATCTGGACCCGATCGAATTCGTTTTCGCGGCGAAGATGCAGTCGGGCGGGCAGATCGAGGTGGTCCTCTCGGACACGTCTTCCGTTTCTGGGGCATCCGAGACATCCACGTTCGTGGTCACGCCGCAACCGGAGTCGGCTGGCTCCACCGCACTCAACGATCTGTCGTGGGGCGTGTACAGGACGGAACCGATATTCGTGAACAAACAGTCGCTGTCGGCTCCGAGAGTAGACGTAACGGTGACCATGGTCCCCAACGAGGCCTCGGACGTCGTCTATTTCGCAAACCCGGTGCTGTCCGGAACGCTCGACCAGGCCTACTACTCCGAGGCGGCCAGACAGATGAACCAGGTAATCCCCGACCACTTCACGCAGGGGAACGGAACGGAAAACCCGCCGGCCGCGGTGATGCGATTCATCGATGTGGCCTTCAGCGGCATGGACCAGGCGATGAAGGCCTACCGCGACTACAGGTTTTTCACCGTGGTAGACGGGCGCGACGAATCGCTCCCGTCCACCCTCAGCAACCTCGTGTGGCCCAGCGACGCGGGGCTGAACGAGGCCAAGTGGCTGACCCAATTCACGGGGACCGAACCGGTGGCCAAGCTGAGTTCCACGCTCGATCCCTCCAATCCGTTCGTCCTGGACGCAAGCGTCCTCAACGGGACGGACACCCTGAGATTCTCCACCACGGGCGTCAACGATCCGCCGCTGGGAACGCTGGAGGTGACGAGGGACTTCCTGAGGTGGCAGGCCGAGTACGGCTACTACGGGATGAACGCGGGCAGCCTCGCCGCCGTGCGCGAGTCCGTAAAGCGCGTGATGATGGAACCGAAGGAGGTCACGATCGACATTCAGCACGAAGGTCCCTTCACGGTCCTCGTCCAGACGCCGTGGGAGCAGACGTACGGAGCGAGCGAGGACGACATCGGGGAGGCCTCCCCCGTCGTGCTGGAGGCAATACATAGAGCAAGACCGATCGGCGTGAAGATAACGCACGAGCTGACTTGACCGGGATGAACGAGGAGTTCGACGCCTTCGTGCGCAGGTCGTTCGAGGAGATGACGCGCAGCGTCGGCGAAAGCGCGATAGTCACCAACTTCGTCGTGGTCGCCGAGGTCGTCGACGGAAAATCCTCCGACATAGCCATATCCTTCTCGGACGGAATGACGCCGTGGTTGGCGGACGGGCTCCTGCGCGCCGCGACGGGCATGATTACCCGCGGGAAGTGGCAAATCCGGGATAATGGTGACGAAGGGGAGGTATAAACCCTATGACAAATCACCTCAAGCAATCCGCAGAAAGAGCGGTCAAGACATTCGTGCAGGCCTGGCTGGGAGCCTGGGTCGTGGCGGGGTCGGACTTCGACGCCATCACCAACCAGGACAACCTGAAGGTGGCCGCGGTGGCCGTCGTGGCCTCGCTGGCCATGAGCTTCGGCCTCAAGAAGGTGGGCCCAGACAAGAATTCCCCGAGCGTCGTCTGATTCCTGCCGCAAAAAACGCCGTCTTAATCTACAATCTCATCTAGGAGTTTCTAGAGAGGTCTCGGATGAAGGCTGGTGTCTACAACATGATCTGCGAGCAAGGGGCGACCTTCGTCAGGATGCTCGCGATCGAGTACCCCGACCCGGGCGACCCGACCGGCGAGACCTTCCTGCCCTTCGACCTCACGGGCTACACGGGCAGGATGCAGGTCCGCAGGACGATGGAGAGCTCGACAACGATGCTCAACCTGTCGGGTACCGTGGTGAACGGTAGCCAGGTTGAAATGAGGCCGGCGGGGGACTCCAATGCCATACGGATATACATATCCGACGAGGCCACGGCCGCTTTGAACACGAGCGGCGTGTACGACCTAGAGATAGAAAACTCTAGTGGCGAGGTATCGCGGGTGCTCCAGGGCGATTTCACGGTCATACCGGAGGTGACGAGGTGAGCTTCCAGAACAACGTAATCGTAAGCGAGGATCAGCCGAATCTGGTGGTCATCCGGACTGGGCAGGCCGCCGCAAACACAAGGAGGCACGTCCACGCCCAGGCAGCGGTCTCAGACACCTGGACGATCAACCACACCCTCGGGGGAAAACCCTCCGTAACCATCGTCGACTCTGCAAATACTGTCGTCGTGGGTGAAGTACAATATAGCAGTGACCTGCAGGTGGTCGTGACATTCACGGCCCCCTTCTCTGGTTACGCCTACTTGACGTGAGGTAAACAATGGCCCAGAAATTCTTGACGAATCTAAACCTTAATCAGAACCAACTGATCAATGCCACGTTTGAGGTCGTTGGGTCTGACCCTGGTGACGGCTTTGAGGGTCGCCTCATCTACAACTCAACCGAAGACACCATCAAGGTCTATTCGGGTTCCGCGTGGAGAAAGATGCTCCACAATGTCGTCAAGGGTGGCGCGCACACAGATGCGATAACACTCAACGAAGAAAACGGCACGATTACCATCACGCTCAATCTTGCCGATGCGGACAGCGCGGGCTTGCTAACCGCCGCGCATTTCAACGACCTAACCGCCGCAACAGCGGAC